CTGATGTATTAGCTATTAATGTTTATAAGATTAGTGGCGCTGATATCGACGGTAACTTGATTCTAAAATGGGGCGAAGCGCAGGCTTAAACTTGCGCTTCCATCCAATCTGCGAAAGATTTAAGATCATCAAATATGATGGTCTTTTTTCTTATGTCGCGGTAGGTAAACTTCTTTAATTCTTTTTCAGTTTCAGAGCCGTAACCGGTTCGAACTAATACAGGTTTTGCACCTATTTTGTGGGCAGCTTTGAGATCACTCATTTTATCACCCACATAGTATCCGCGATTAAATTTAATTTTTTTATGTTTTTGTTCTTTTTCGCAACGTTTGAACATTCCAGTATTGGGTTTAGCATACATATCAGATTTATGACTACTTGCACTATAGTAAATGGCATCGATGCTTGGACAACCAGCTTTACCCAATAATTCTAACATGTACATATGCAATGCTTCGACATCTTCTTCAGTAAATAATCCTTTTTCGATGCCGCCTTGATTTGTTATGATAGCAATTCCGTGGCCTAACTTGCGCAATCGTGCAATTGCTTCTAGACTGCCTTCAATAGGATCAAAGTCAGATCCCTTCCAAGTATATGTGCCGCGATCAACATTTATTACGCCATCTCTATCTAATCCAATTACACACTTGGGTGCAACATAATCAGGCGAAGATAATTGGTCGTCTCCCCAGTAAATATCAATCATCTTGATCTTCTGGATTTAAATTAGGCTCGTATTGATGTTTTTGACTATCGCCTGGAGCAACGCGATAATTATCTTCAACACTATCAGCAGTACTCACTTCGGTAATACTAGAACCTTCTTCTAAACAAATTAACTGATGTGGTTGTAGAGGAGGATTGTGCCAAACATCGCCTTCTTTTAATACTTTTTCATATAACACTGCATCATTGGTGTCAATCCATCTTACCTTAAACCGTCCATTATTTACAAACCAAGTTTCGTCCTTTTCCTTGTGGAAATGCATGCTAAATTTTGCATTAGACTTTTCAAAGAACATAATTTTACCACAATACTTGTCGTTAGTGGCCCAAATTAATTCATAACCCCATCCTTTAGGCACAACGCCGGTTAGTCTAGTTGGCTCTTCATTTTTCATTGATGTAATCCTTTATACTAGTCCATTCCATATCTACTACAGAATTTAATTTGTCTAAGTTTGCACATGTATACTTTTGATACTGTGATTTTAAATTATCTGGCATCGGTATATATTGTACGTCTGCAGAATATTTTTTAGCAATTTCACGACCCACTGTATCGAAACTGGTAACAGCGCCTGTGCCTGCATTGAAAATGCCACTTGTATCTACACCCATCATTTTATCATGTAATCGGCAGATATCTTCTACACAAACAAAATCACGCTTATAGTTTTTGCTATCTTCAAAAAGTTTTACAACTCCATTGTTTATTGCTTGTTGTGTAAATTTAGTGTAAGGACTAGCTTGATCGCCTTTGTGTTCTTCATTAGGACCGTATACATTAAAGTAGCGAAACCCTTGAATCGTAATTTGAAATTCGTCAATATACTGATTAATAAATCTGTCAAACAAATATTTTGACCATGCATACGGACTTTGGGGCAACAATGACATGTCCTCTGTAAAGTGATCAGTAGGACCATATACGCTTGCACTACTTGCATATTGAAAATTAGTACCAAAGTTTTCACACACTTGTGCTAATCTTACACTAAACTCAAAATTTTGTTCAAGTATTTGATTTACGTCTGTGTATGTTGTACTACTGATTGCACCTAAGTGTATGCACCAGTCATAATCTTCTGTACTAGGAAGTATTCCTGGTTCCCATTCCCATCCTTCTACTTCATGACCTTGTGATTGTAGATAGTGTGCAATATTCTTTCCAACAAATCCTTCGTGACCTGTTACTAATATTCTCATTTGCTTGCCTCTATAATACTAGTTGTTGAATAACCTTCTTGTGTTTGTACTAGATGCACATCTGCTAAGTCGTGACCGACAACTTCGTCTACTGTGTAATCGCCGCCTTTAACAATAACATGCGGCTTTATTTCTTTAATTAATTCGTAAGGTGTATCTTCGTGAAACACAACTACTTGATCTACCCACGGTAATATTTCTAATTGACTGATGCGTTTCATTTGGTTGTTAACAGGGCGTGTTTCGCCCTTAAGGCGCTTTACACTAGCATCGCTGTTAATGCCTACAATTAGTTTTTCACCCAGTGTTCGTGCTTCTGCTAACAGCTCAAAATGACCCTTGTGTAGTATATCAAAAACTCCGTTAGTAAACACTACTCTTTCTTCCAAGTCGCTTACAGCAAGCGTATACGTGCCCGTGTGCTGAACACTTTTGCGTGAGCCTTTAACTGCTAGTTCAATTGCTTTTTTGTAATCATAATCTTTTGTAAGGGCATAAACAAATGCAGCTAGAAAACAGTCTCCAGCACCAGTTACATCACTAACTTCAACAATGTCAACATCTACTTCGTAAACTTCATTGTCAATCTTAGCAACAACACTTTTGCCTGCTCTTGTTGTAATAATATTACCATGCCAATTAAGGAAGTATTCTTGAAATTCCTTTTCGTTGGGTTTAACTAACCATGCACCTTCGTAGTTTTCTGCATGTGACTTAGGATCAACAATTACACGGCATCCAAATTTATTAAGATGTTCGATAATCTTAATAGACTCGTCTAATACACCTTTGTTGTAATCGCTTAGGATTACATACTCGTATTTGCTAAAGTCGTTGCGAAGAATTGTGTTGCAAACTTCGACGCCGTCTGCATAGTGATCGTCATCTATACGTGTAACATAGTGACCGTCGCACATAACGCGAGTCTTTACACATTTTTTAGATGCATACTCAAACAGCTCAACATCAACACCGAGACTTTTTAAGTTTTCGTAAACAAGTCCTGCACCGCCTGTAGTTTCTACAACACGTTTTTGTGCTACTACAGGTACAGGCGCTTCGGGACTCAACCGTGTCGATGTTCCGTAAATATATTTGTCAATAATTATATCGCCAATAACTAACACTTTATTCATAACATTATTATACAATTATTTTTCTTAACTGTCAAGTAAATTAATAGTTTTAAATACAGTTTCTAGTTTAGCTAGATTAATTTTACTTTGGAGTGTATTACGCAACCCGTGATGCAAAGGCTTTGGCCACTTAGTGAAACTGCACCATGCATATCCATTGTGTTCGTTGTTTAGTTGAGGAATAAATTCCTCATCCACAACACAAAGATATGTGTGAAAATAAAATCTACTATCGTGAGATACAAAACTTTCTAGCGGAAGTGTTTTTTTAATAGACGGCAAGAAGCCAATTTCTTCTTCTATTTCTCGCCTCAGTCCTTCAAATGGTGTTTCAACGCCCTCATTAGTGCCGCCTACTAATCCCCAAAGATCAGATTTTTTACCATGAGCTCGATGTAGAAATAAAAATCTATGTGTATCTAATGTATAAAACAGTGCGCCACTGCAAGTAATCATATTGTTCATACATATAATTAGCCTGCTAGTTCAACTCTCCAGGTGCCAACTGGATAATCTCCATCGATGCTCAATAGCCAATCACCATTGTTAAATCTGTATTGTACGCCTGTGTTTAAATTTGTAGTGTATGTAACTTCTGTTGCAGCACTTGCATCAAACACAATGTTCCATGTACTGCCGTCCCACTCAACAATGTCATTAGCACTTGCAACTAGCGCACTAGTGTCTGCGTTTTGCCAAGCAACTGGGGATTCAGTAGCATCTTCATTGCCTACATCTTCCAAGAGTAGTAATCTTACTCCGTTGGTTTTAATTGAACTAGGATTAAAGTTAGCTGGATTAATAATGTAATCGATACTAGTACGTCCTGCAATCACAGTATCACTCGGAAAACTATCAGAGTCCCAGTTAATTAATATTTTGCCTTCATCAAACGGACTTAGTGTAAATGTTCCTGTGACAGTTTTTGAATTGTCTTGACTGGTAAGGTATATTCTACTTACATCAGCAGCATATTGTCCAGGTAACGCTTCAAAAATTTCTCTCCAATTTTTATTACCAACGGCGCCGTTTGAAAATATTTGAGCACTGTCGCTATTTACAAATACACCGTAGGTATTGTAATTAACATTAGCCATCTCAGCAGCAGTATCAGATATAGACTTTCTGCCAAATTCATTCTCTGTGATACCAGCTCGCGGCACATCATCATATGCATTCAGCACAGGAGCACTTACTCCTGATTCAATGTCGCCTAATGTTTCGTCGAACATACTTGTAATAATATTAGTAATAACACCCATCTTGCGTACTTTAGTAGGCGGACTGATATAGATAGGTACACTAAATGTAAGAGTAGCAATATCAATTTCGCTGTCGACTCCTACAGGAACACTTCTATTTGACCATGTTACGTTTTCTAAATTAACAACAGTAATACTGGTCCAGTCGATAAAGTTATCTGTGGTTTGCATTTCCAAACTAGGATTGAACAGAACTAGAATTTGCTCAAGCAACTGTAGCTTTTGATCAGTATTACTAGTCCATATATCTGCATTAACACGCATCATATACGGAGTTGGAATTAGTCGTTCTACTGTATAGTTTTTGCCCTGCGTATTTAGGTATTCACCTGCTTCATCGTCGTATGCACGTTCTCTAATATTTGTTTTACGAGTATATGTTGAATCTGTAAGTCTGTCTTTGTCTAGTTCAAGACCTGTTAAGTAAACAGCAATGCGTGGCGCACTGGGCAATTTGTTTTCGCTGTTTTCTCTAATAATATTAGCAACTTGACGAGTTAAATCTCCGTAAGTAACCGGAACATCTTTTTGCACACCCTTTCCGTCTTGTACAGGAAAGTTTGCAAGTATGCGCATCATTTGTGTAAGATATCTTCTTACTTGTCCGTCATAAAAATGTTGCATTAATTATCTGCCTTGGGTCTAAGAGCTTTACTAAGACTTTGTCTTTCATCAACAGTTTCGCCGTCGATTTCGTTAGTATTAGTATTATTAATAAATGTCGTTTTATAAGTTTGACGCTCGAGTGTATTGCTCAGTGTCATTCTAATATCGTCTTGAACTTTAACCCAACGTGATCCGTCATAACGGAACATTCTATTAGGTAAAAAGTCTGTACGTAAAAAATAGTCGCCTTCTTCATTGAGTATCGGAAACGATATTCCAAAACCAAACGGTGCTCCATTTGGTGCAGCATCTCCAGTTCCTACTAGGTATCCAGTATACCCTTCTCGTTCGGGTCTGCTAGTAATTTCATCAACTGTTCTGCCTATATTACTTGCTTCGATGTCAGTATCGTCAGCTGTTTGTAGTGCAACACTACCGTCGTCGTTTGTACTTACTGTGTAATAATGACTAATGTCGTATCCGCTTTTTGGAGCATCTGCTTCAGCTTGTGCAACTACGGCATTTGAAATTTGCATTTCTTTTTCGTATGTTGACAGCATGTCACGTAATGTATCGTCGCTGCCTTCTTCTGCAGGCAAGTCTAATATTTCATTATATTCTTGTCCATCATATATTTGTTTTAGTTTTAAGCGATATAAGTGTGGATACCAAGTTTGGCTGAATCCTTCTGCTGCACGGTTAACGTCTTCTACAACATAGAATCTTTTAAGTGCAACACTATAATCGTTAAGTGCATATTCGTCTTTTAAATGAGGCAATTCGATTACATCGCCACTTATAATTTTTCTGCCCAGTGTTTTAACACTTGAATTAATATGTATAGTTAACATAAGTGTGTCATTGCTTAAAAATAAACCAAACGCACTGAGATCGAAGTCTATATCTTGAACATTATAAATTCCGCGAATGTTATAAACATCAGGATCGTACTTTCTGTCTCTATTTTCTAAGAACAGTAAGTCTTGTATGTTAGTTTCTGCAACAGCATCGTATGTAGGCTGATCAGCCGTTCCTTCACCTTCTTCTGGATTTACTGCTCCAAGAAACTTGTGAATATTGATATCAGTGCCGCCAATGGTAAACATCTCTTGGATTTGTTTGTCCAAAAAATGATAATCATTACCGCGTTCCGGTTTGTATAATGATAAGCGAGGGATAGCTCTTCTCCTATTCGTTATATATATTTATCCGACGGATAAATACTATTGGAGAACCAATATGGCAGATTTAGCGACACAAAAACAAGAAGTATTTGACTATGTAAATGCAATGCTCGGCGGGGGCATGGTTGATGTTGAACTTGACCCGATACATTATAATACTGCACTTACAAAGGCGCTAACACGCTTTAGACAACGCAGCGATAACGCAGTCGAAGAAAGCTATATGTTTTTAACTACAGTTGTAGATCAAAACGAATATGTGTTACCTAATGAAGTTATGGAAGTACGTAAACTATTTCGTAGAAGTATTGGTTCACGTACTGGCGGCGGAGACGGCGGCAGTTTGTTTGAACCGTTTAACATGGCTTATACAAATACATATTTGTTGTCAGGATCTAAACTTGGCGGACTAGCAACATACGATATGTTTGCGCAACATCAAGAATTAGTTGGCAGAATGTTTGGTAGCTTTATTGAATTTAATTGGAGTAATACCAGCAAGAAGCTAACACTGCTACAGCGCCCGAGAGCAGAAGAAGGATTATTACTTTACTGCTACAACTATCGTCCTGATAGTGAACTATTAAATGACTATCTAGCAGTGCAGTGGATCAAAGATTATACGTTAGCAGCCTGTAAATATATGCTCGGAGAAGCACGTAGTAAATTTGCTACTATTGCAGGTCCTCAAGGCGGATCAACACTTAACGGCGACACACTAAAAGCTGAAGCACAAGCTGAAATGGAAAAACTTGAAGTTGAAGTTAGTATGGCTGTACCAGGCGGCACGGGCTATGGATTCTTAATAGGTTAAAAAACACCCGAGTTTACGCTAACATTTACATATGCTGTAAATACAATATAACAAAGGAGTTACTATTGTGTGCAGTCCGTTTGTAAGAAAAGAAGCCAACCGCTTTTACTGGATAGTAAAAGGTTCATTAATCCCCCAATCATGGTCCGACAAAGATGTAGAAGGAATATACGATAGCTATATGAAACGCATCTGGGGCAATCACGAAAATTGTGTTCATGAAAAAGGATTCCCTGCTGCTTGGGCAGAAAGAGAAGCAGAAGAAATAAACCGAGTTGCAGTATTAGGTTACGATTAAGGTTGACAAATACATAAGTTCTGTTATAATAATATAATTATAGGAGAACAATATGAAACTAAAACTGCTAGTTATAGGTCACGGACGTCACGGTAAAGACACTGTATGTGAAATGCTTCGCGACAAATATGGTTATAGTTTTGAAAGCAGCAGCAAGTTCTGTAGCAAGTTGTTTATCTATAATGATCTAAAAGACAAGTACGGATACACTGACGAAGAGCAGTGTTATGCAGATAGACATAACCATCGTCAAGAATGGTATGAAGCTATCTGTGATTACAATGTACCCGATGCAGGTACACTGGGTAGAGAAATATTCAAAGCACATGACATCTATTGCGGCTTGCGTAATAAGCGTGAATTCCATGCTATGAAGAATACTGGTGTATTTGACAAAGCTATTTGGGTAGATCGCAGTGATCATCTTCCTCCCGAAAGCAAAAACTCAATGAGCTTAGAACAGTGGATGGCAGATTATACTATTGACAATAACGGCACACTTGAAGATTTAGAGTTTAACTTGGCTCAACTTATTGAGCACATTGATCCTTATAGTGTATCAGAAGTCGGGAGTTAAATCTCCTTGCTTCCATTTAACTCCTTCTTTTTGTAAAGTACGCTGACAGTTAGCACATATAGTTTTTAGATTATTGTGACGGCAATTATTTAAATCGCCGTCTATATGAAACACATTAAACACTTCTATATGCTTGCTTGAAAAATTACATTTTTCGCAAGTATTTTTTTTCTCATACCCTCGTTGTTTCCACTTAGGAATTCCGTGTCCTTCACCGTTGCGTAAACAAGTCTCGCATAGTTTACGATAGTAGGTTTTATTACCTTTTTTGTAGTTTATTGCTGCTGGACGCTGTTTACACTTGCATAATGGTCTCATATTGTATTTAGCTCACCTTTTCGGTCCCTTTTTCGGGGTGTTATAACAGGTGTTTTACTATGAATATAATAAATACTGTATAGAACACACTAACATCCAACAGGAGAAATAACATGGCATTAGTATCACCAGGCGTAGAGGTCAATGTAATTGACGAATCATTCTACACCCCAGCAGCAGCTGGAACGGTACCTATGATCTTTGTTGCTACTGCGACTAATAAAACTAAAAGCAGTGGCACAGGAACAGCAGCAGGTACAACAAAAGCAAATGCGGGAAGACCTTATTTGATCACCAGTCAGCGTGAGCTTGGTGAAACATTTGGCGACGCATTATTTTATAGCGACAACAACGGTAACATGATTCACGGCGGAGAGCTTAACGAATATGGCTTACAGGCTGCATACTCGACACTGGGTGTAAGTAACCGTGCATATGTTGTTCGTGCAGATTTAGATTTAGCAGAATTAACAGCAAGTGCTACAGCACCAGGCGGAGAGCCAGCAGACGGTGCATACTGGATGGATACATCTACAAGTAACTACGGTATCCTTGCATGGAATTCAGCAGAAATTTCAACGTCAGGCGGACAGAGTTTTACTGCACAAGATCCACTTGTTATTACTGTAGTCACAGACTTAGTCGGAAACACAGAAGGTAATTATCCAAAAGAATCAATTGGTTCAATTGGGCAATATGCAGTAGATGCAAACGACAATATGAATAGACTGTACTTCAAATCAGCTGGTAACACAGAAGCAGGCGTCGATGCAGGCGAATGGGTTGAAGTAGGTAGCGATGCATGGAAAAACAGCCACGCAACACTTACTACTGCAAAACTTTCTACAACAACACTTACACTAGGCGACACACTTACTATCAACGGTTTGACAACTACACCAACAACTGGCACTACAATGGCCGACGTAGTTACTGGTATTAATGACAGAGCTATAGACGGTATTACTGCTGCACTAGTTGACAATCAGGTAGAAATTTATGCAGATAGTACTGCAATGTCAGATGGTGCAACTGCCGACGGCAAAATTGCAATTTCTGCAGGCACAGGTGATTTGCTAACAGACTTAGCGTTAACAGCAGGAACATACAGTTCGCCTAGAGTTGCAACAGCACCGCATACTAATGTTCCAGAATTTAAAGACAGTGATGACAACCCAGCCCCAACAGGTTCAGTTTGGATCAAAACAACTACTCCAAACGGCGGCGCGAAGCTTAGTATTAGACAGTATAACGCAGCTACACAGCTATGGTCTTCAGTAACAACACCAATTTATACAACTTCAGAAGGTGCTATCTATGGTCTCGATGCAGCAGGCGGCGGCGCAAATCTTGCAGCAGGCGCCCTTTATGCTAAAGTGAATACAGAAGAGCTAACAAATCCAATTGTTAACTACAAAGTGTTTACAAGAGCAACTACAGGCGCAACAACTGTTACTGGTAGTGTTATTTCTAATCAGTTTACTGCGGCTGCCACTTATACATTTACGCTTCAGGAAACTAAAGTAGCATCTAATTCATTATCAACTTCGTCTGGAGTTAGTATTACTGCTGCTGGTGACTCATCTGATTCAGAAACAATAGTAGCAGCAATTAACGCACTGGGCATGACAAATGTCGTAGCACTAGTTGATTCACAAAATAGAATTGTTATTTCTCATA